AAACCATGATAAGGTTGAGACGTATTATTTTGACAACATTCCAGTAATAGAAATTCATCCGTTGCGTTGGGATGATGGGTTTGATCAGTTTGGTGATCCTAAGCTAACTTGTTACTGGGATTATAGAATTTTATATAAAGGAGACAATAAATAATGAGCTACTGTAAAGAGCAAGACCAGTTTGAGAAAGACCGTGTAGTTGTTTCGGATGTTCTTGCAGACATTCCGTCTGTATGCGATTTTATGAACGATTGTGACGAGGATGATTTTGATACTCATGAACGTATGCTAGTAGATATCTACAAATTTCTTGAAAAGAAATGGAAAGTAAAGTGAATTACTTAGAGTCTATTAGGCAAGATCTTCTAGTGCAACTTGAATCCAAAACAATTACGGAGGATGAATTCTGGGAATATTATAATCAAGAAGTAGGAGATTATAATGAGTGCCAAAAAAGTGCATACTCAAATAGGACTACAAATTATGAACATTAAATCTTGGTTCTGTAAACATGAATGGAAACATAAGCATAATCTGTTTCTTGCTCTAAACGATGATTGGCCTTGTAAGTCTCAACATGTTGAGAAATGTGTTAAGTGTGATAAAGAACGTGTTATTACTACAATTATTGGAGCAGGCAAATGACCATCGAGAAGACAGTTGCACTCATTGAATGTCATGAGCGGCTTGAAAATGCTCTCAATGAAGTGACAGATATTGACACAGAAGATGAGAAATTGACCGCTATCTGGTGGGAAATCAAAGATGCAATGGATAGTGTTGATAAATATATTAAGGAGTTGAATAAGTGATACATGAATTTGAAAACTATAGTGACTTCGACGAATGGTGTAGAAGTAATGGATATGATCCAGAAGACTCACTAGATTTGTCCACAGAGCCACATAAGCGAGATATGCTTCAATGTTTTTATCTTGAAAATTCTATAGATGGAAGCTTCGCCCATGTATCTGTTGTGGTTTCTGATCAATGGGGTTGGATGGATATTACAGTTCAAGAGGGATTTGAAAAGAAAACAATCGTGACAACAAAGAATGTGTACACACTCAAGAAATAATTAACAAAATCTATCAGCCCACAGTATTCAATATAAATTATTGTCTATGCTGTGGGCTTTTTCTTTGGCATAATCATTCCATCGAAACAAAACACACAAATGTAATTGGAGAGATAATGTGAAAACTGTTGAATTTGAAGGTACTTTGGAAGAATGGACAGCCTTAATTAAGGAAAAATTTCCAGAAGCATTTATTGAGAGTAATGGAACGCACCGATACGCTGTGACAAAAGAAGATTTGGCTCACTACAGCACAATCCATGGCGGTGGATGGATTAAACAGGAGTAAACCAAATGAGCATAAGAGATGGGGATTATTTCACTTACACTTGGAAAGCAGGGCTTGGTCCTTCCACTGACCCTTACTGGTTCCGTGATGGTCGCTGTGTAGCTCGTGCCGACAAGTTTGGAGATATTGTCCTTGTTGACACGTTCAACTATTGGCCTTTCAAGAACAAGGAATATGAGACAGAGGTTTTCACCTATACAGGTCTTGCTCGTGACTACTCAAACTACGTTAACACAGAAAGCTTTGATTTAAAGTTTATCTGTAATCTCAATGACTATGAATTTGTGCATGAATACGCTAAAGATGATTATGAGGGTGTTGTCAACGTAAGCTATCAATGCACAAAGCAGTGGGCTAAACCAAAAGGTTCAGAAATCAGTAAAGCTGCTGTCTTGAAGAAACTATTGAAACAACGTGGTGATGCACAAGATGAGAAAAATTATCTTGAACGCAAGATTGAACGGTTGGATAAACAGATCGAGGAATTAAAATTGTGAAAAACACCTTAGCAAGCCACATCAAACGAGAAATCATAGCCCCAGGCTACACAGTCTCCAAGAACATACAAGAGAAATCTTGGGAGATTGTTGAGAGCGGTAAAGTAATCATGTACAATAGTTCTTTAGGTGTCTTGATGAATCGCGCGGCCAAAGAATTTGGATTGGATAAATGGGAGAGTAAATGATATGGAAGATAATGATTATGAACAATGGGACGGTGAAGTTTATACAGGGAATTATCAAAAAGAACTTGATATAGCTTTTAAAAAGATGTCTGAAGAAGAGCAACTCAGAGTATGGGATAAAGCTATTATTGATCAAGCTAAATGGGAGAGTAAATAATATGAAATGGTCCGACGTTGAAACACAGCAAGATAAGATTGATTATTACGAGGAGCTTTTAGATTTCCTTGATGATCATGTTCCTTGCCTTGATGAGTTAGTTTGCATGTTCGAAGAGGAGGATAGTGATGAAGACTAAGGTCAAGTCAACAGTATCAAAACGCACAACGAGCACAGACAAGCTCCAAGCACACCTTTGGCGAGAATTTCTAGTCGCAAGCTCTATTCCGTGGGGTGAGCTTAGTGAGGAGTGGAAGGACTTCTTTCAAGCGCAAGGGTACATTGAAACTGCCAAGGATAGGCTTGAAGAATTAGCTAAGAAAGCTGTCGGGGAGGTTGTATGAAAGTTAAAGACTTTATTAAGTGGCTTGAGAAACAGAATCAAGAGCTGGAAGTTTCAATTGTAGAATACTGCGAGTATGAGGATTGGTGCTACAATGGCGAAGATGAAGTTTTGAGGAGTATAGCTACAACCCAAGCTGTGTGCTTCGACGACCCACCTATACAGTCCCGTACAACTGATTACTCTTTAATTCTTGGAGTTGAGAAATGAAAACCCTACTCGCACTAAGAGAAACCCTAAGAGTCTGTGAGTCCTCATATCGCACAGCTAACAGCAGTTTAGATGAGGGCAATGGCACAGCAACGGTAGTCGCTAAACAAGCGCTTAAAGAGGCTCGTTACGCCTATTCAGAGGCTGCGATGGACTTCGTGGAAGAGTGTATTGCAGCACAGCAATGTGAAGAAGATTGGTTGAATATGAAAGATGTAGGATTGGAGATTGTGGTATGAAAGTCAAAGAATTTATTAAATGGCTTGAGAAGCAAGATCAAGAACTCGAAGTGAATGTTGTTGAGTATGGAGAATACCACGATTGGGTGTATGGTGAGGAGGGGGAAATTGGTATAAATGTTATATCTACCCAAGCTGTTTGTTTTGATGATCCTATTAAACAGTCTAAAACTACTGACTATTCTCTTACCCTTGGTGTAGAGAGATGAACATTCAGTGGTGTGCCCAACGTGCCTTGCAAATCCCTTATGTCAAAGGATACGAGAGAGTGTACAGCGCCATACTCAATCATAAAGGCAAGTTGATCGCACATGGACCTAACGAATATTCTCGTAGCCACCCTACACAAAAAGCTTATTCTGTCAAGGCTGGAATGAGTGAGTCTAGGATTTATTTGCATAGCGAGTGCAGGTGTATTATCCAGGCCGCTAAACATAACCCAAGGGGTTGCAAGCTGATTACGGCCCGTGTCAACCGACAAGGAAAAATACTTGACAGCTACCCATGCATCTCGTGTATGATGCAGATCAAGGATTCAGGATTTATAACATCAATTGAATTTGGTATTGGAGAGTAGTTATGGAATACTTGTTGAAGGTTCAGAAGGCTATTGCACAGACTGAATATACATCAGTCTTGAACGGTGCTAAATACATAGATGGGTGGCTAGAAGCTGGTGAAGATTTGATCTATGGTATTGGGCTTGGATCAGAGCACGCAGTGCTGAATACTATAACCTATTGGGTTAATCCTAATGATTGCCAATTTTTGCGAGCTGCCACTCTAATTGACCTCAAAGATGAGGGCGATAAGGGTTATTATGATCGCATGAATGAGATTTATAAACTGATTGAGGAGGAGGAAAGGTTATGAAAGCTTTTGTGTGGAAGTTGAAAGCTTACTGGTACATGTCAAAACGTGTCGGCTGGTCTAGCTGGGAGATAGTTTCAGCCTGCCACGAAACATTCGGTGATTGGTCGCCAGAAGAAGCGATTGAAGAAGAGTTGAGTTACTGGGGCGACTAATCCGATAGCAGCGGTATGCACAAGAGAGGAAGGAAAATGAGTGAAGTGAAACGCTATGACATGGATCAAACCGGATGCGAAGTAGAAGATTCGGATGGCTTGTGGGTTAAAGCCTCCGACTACGACGCCCTCGCCGCCCAGCGCGATGAAGGGTTGGCGCGGGAGGCGGAGTTGCGCAGCAAAGGCGCAGCAGTAGTCCTCCCTATGGATTGCGAAGAAAATACGAGAACAAGGCGAGGGATGGATTACGCTCAGGGTTGGAACGAAGCATTGGCTGTTGTGCGGAAAATGAACCCTAAGCCTTTACCGATGCTCAGCGGTGAAGCAGAAACGCTGGGTGTAATAGATAAGACCAGGGCGGGCATGGCTGTAAACCTTACGCAAGCTGGGCGCAGCTCTTGTGACGGGATTGAGCTGATTGATAGGGCGCAATTCACGGCCCTCCATCAGCGCCTGGGCGATGCGGAGAAGACTATACGCACGTCCCTCGACCGGATCGAGCATGGGAGACGCGGTGCAAACATCACATCGCAGGATCTCTGGGACGCTTGTGAAATCCTGGAAAGCTACTACTGCTAAACGGATGGGGAGAAGTCAGAATAATCCCTACAAAAACCCCTTGACACAACCATTCACAGGCAATATGCTTTAGCTCAAGAGAAGACAGAAGGTTTTCTTAATATGAAATTGGAGAGATGAGATGAAACAAGTGTGGATTGGTGACTACACAGAGTTTGCGGTGGACTACATGAGTGGTAGTTATCCTCATGAAAGGTTTGGACAAGCATTCTTGAATAAATTTTATACAGGCACAGACGTAGTTGATTCACAACTGTTTTATTGTGATGACAAAACCAAAGCTGTTGACCTGATTTTTGCACGATACATCACTGTTTTGGAGCCTGTATGAACACAATCACCCTACCCGTAGAACTTGACCTCGATCAGCTTGCATTCACATTGGCTCGTGAAGTGTCTAATGACAACTTGATTAAGTTGATCAAAGCTATTGATGATAGTGTTTGTGAATATGAGTTTACAGAAGAATTACTTAAGATGTTTCAGAGTGTAATTGATAAGGAGAATGAGGTTGTTTAGGCCAGTGGTTATTATTAATTTACTCCCTTAATTGGGAGTTTTTCTATTTGGGGAGAATGCTAATATGAGTAAATATGAAGGTGTAGAGGTTGGTGGGATTTATGAAACGCTTCAAGGAGGAAAGCTTGAAGTTTTAGCCGTCCATGACTATTACCATGTTGACTTTAGATTTCTGGATACTGGCTATAAAGGTACTACTCAAATAGGGGCTATAAGGAAGGGCCAAGTAAAGAATTGGGGGAATTCAATCAAGGAAAAACTTGGTCAATCATTTCCCTCCACGAACAGTGGTTTGTTCACGGTTGTGGAATATGTAAATTTTCGAAACGTAAGAGTAATTTTTGACGTGACTAAAACGGAGGTTTGGACGACAGCCCAGAGGATAGAAAAGGGATTAGTTTGGGATCCACTGGCAAGAAATATTGCATTTGGCGCAGGCTATATAGGTACAGGCATTTACTCAAGCAAGTCTAATACAAAAGCATATGATAAATGGATTCATATGCTTTTGCGGTCTAGGTCTAATAAAGAGCTTGATGCCTGTTATCATAACACAACAGTACACGAAGACTGGAGGTCTTTTCAGAATTTTGCGGAATGGGCAGAACAGCAAGTCGGATTTAACTCGGACGATTGCGAACTCGACAAAGATATCTTAGTACAAGGCAACAAAGAGTATGGTCCTGATACCTGCTGTTTTGTTCCAGCAAGAATTAATAACCTTACTACTAGTGGTTATCTTGGAGGTAGTGTGGACAAGTGGGGTAATTGGAGTTTTGCATTATGTAAGCTAAATGAGAAAATTACTATGCGTTTTAAAACACAACAAGAAGGACATGCATGGTACAAACAAGCTAAGGAGGCTTACGTAAAAGAAGTGGCAGATGAGTACAAAAATGTGCTTGACAGTCGCGTCTATGATGCCCTATACTCATGGCAAGTCAACTGATAAAGCTTTAGGAAGGTGTCCAATGGCAAGACATTACGTGATACAAGACTGGTCGAATTCCGCCACATGGTCGGGAGAAATGATTGGGGACCGCTTGTCCAAGTCTGAGGGGCACCATTTTCTTAAAAATGGCATGGCTAACACCAAGCTGTATGAGGGTGATGAGGATGCCCCGAAGAAGGCTAAAGTCATCCCTGTTGCCCACCGCATTCTACCACAGCGTCGTCGAATCAACACACTCACAGCTCAAATGCAGGAATTAGTCGCAGATTACAAAGCTGGCAACATGCCTATCGAAGAGTACAGCATGTTGCTTGCAGTGGTTTCAGCTAAGCGCACCAGGGCTGTAGAGTTGCTGAACAAGGCTATATCAGTGAAAGCTCCATTCGAAGATGTAGAGGATGATGCAGAGCCTTCCAAAGCATCTGTAAAGCCTGATCCTACCACACCCGCTGTATCCTCTGACATAAAGCAAAAGGCTTACCAAGTGTGGACAGAGGCTAGAATGTTTCTTGTAGGATCTGTTGCAGCATGTGCTGGGCTAATGTGGCTGGCTAACTGAAAAATAATTTGAAAATAATGCTTGACCTACCCTTCAGACAGGGCTAAGATTAACACAGAAGGAAGCAGAAAGCTTCCACCAAACAGAGAATACAACCATGAACACTTTTAAAACCATCGTAATCACCAACGTCACTTACGGCAAAGTGGTACAAACCTTGGCTTTCAATGCAGAGAATGAAAAGAAGGCATTCGCCTATGCTGACACTCAAAACCGTGTCAACCCATTGAATGGCATGCTCAGCGTTCACTACACTCGCTGATTATTCTTACAGACAAACTAGGAGATATATTGATGAATACTGAATATCTAAACTCTTTTGAAGCAGGTTTCCAACACTACAAAGAGGGCAATTTTCTTAGTGGTAAAGAGGGAAGGGAATTTATAGATGGTTATAATGCAGCTTACCTTTGTGAACTTCAAAGTTGGGTTGAAGCATGACATACTTCCTAGCCTACATCCTTGCATCATTCATCATAGCGCCTGTTGTTGGGCGCTCTATTAAGAATTCTGGAGTGGTAGTGAAATGAATATTCAAGTTGGAGATAAAGTAAAGATTCTTGCTGAGTACAGTGGATTCTATAACAACGTAGGGTGGGTTACAGAGATTGTTTCAGCCAGTTCCTTACCATACACTGTTATGTTTGATGATGCAGAGGACTATACTTTCTTTGCAGAAGATGAACTGGAACTAATCAAATGAACTATAATTACGCTGTAATCAACAAGAACACTGGCGAGCAATGCAGTGAAGACTTATGCTCTCTGTCTGATGCTTATGAATATGCTGATAAGCTTAATTATCAGTGTGGTGAGGCTATGTACACAATTGTGAAGGTGGTTTGAGATGTCGTTAACCTTATTTATCCTTTTTGTAAGTGCCGGTTCTTGTGTTTTGTGCATTATAGCGTTAATAAAAAGTCATATTAATTTCACAATTAGGATGCGCTGGATTGATGAAATTTTCTCTGACTCGAACCATAACGCTATGCTTTGCAAATTCAATAGTATAACCTATCAGAAAACATTTCTTGACTTCACTTTATGGAAACATATACCATTCAAAGACTATCTTAATAAATTGGAGCAATCTAAATGATCGTTGAAATCAATATAAAACAAGTGGATGTGATTGAACGTGAACATGGTACTGACAGAGTGATTGTTCACACCCATAACCTTGCTCCGACTGTATACCCCTACGACCAACTAGGCAGCTTTGTTATGGATATCCGAAAAGGTGGTGGTGCACAATATGTTCGTGATAACTTCAATGTAGAACCCAACATTATTAAGGTGGGGTGAGATGAAAACTGAATTTGATTCAATCCAGGATGCAGTGGCAGAGATTGAAATGTTGAGTAAAGAAGGCTTCCAAAGCTTTAAGTGCTACAAACAAAATTCTTTCTGGTATGTCGAGGCTAAGGTATGAAACCTAACAAAAAGCATATGCACAATGACACAGAGCACTTTGACAGTTACAAGCAATCAAAGACTCATGACAAAGCGCTTAGGGTGAATAGGAAGGTTATCAGAGAAGGGAAGAGGGTTGTTATCAGTGACTTCTAAACAACGAGAATGGGCGAGACAGCACTCTTGGTTTCATTGTAGTGACTCTAGGTCAATATGGACTAAAGATGAGAAAGGTGAAGTACACAAATTTAACACCATAAAATCATTAAAGCAGTGGTTAGGAGAATATCAATGACTATTGAAATTAACATGACAGGCGATGCCCTTAACAATGCTGCATGGAAATTGTTGGACAAGATTCAGGAGCATCAGCAAGTAGAGGCCCCTTTATTCAACAATTTAAAAGGTTGTTTGAAAGAAGCTATTGAAGTATATCTGACAGAAACTTTTGAAGGTGAAGATAAATGAGTTGGTCACGCTGTGGTGAGGACAAAGAAGGTCGTCCTATTGGCTATGCAATTGATGCTATCTGTGATCATAAAGATTGCAGTAACGAGATTGATCGTGGCTTAAGTTATGTTTGTGGTGGAATGCATGGAGAAGATGAACATTCATGTGATAAATACTTCTGCTCAAGCCATCAAGAATACACACTTGAGCTTGACGATGAATGGAAGAACATCTGTGAAGACTGTATGGTGAGGCTTACGACATCTGGTGACTATGTGCTGTGTGTAGATGACTGGGTGATACGTCCTATTATGTAGGTTTATGATACTTTTTAACCGGAGCATTTATGCAAATTGGTGACAGGGTGAGGGTTTGCAATACCAATAAACACTGGGCCTGCTTAAGTGGTTCCACAGGAACTATTTCAAAGATTCTGAGTCCAAAAGATAGGTATCAGGGATTTATTGTTGTTTTTGATACGCCAGTGCTGGGCTTTACTTCGATTAATCTTTATGAGGACGAGGTGGAATTTCTATGAAAGGTATAACGATAGAAGAAGTAAAAGCTTTGCAACACGAGACAGGTGAAGGCTTGGTGGCTTGTAAGAAGATTCTTATAGACAGGTATCGCTCTCAGGAACGATCTGAAATGATGCTTAAGGTTCGTGAACTATCTTTTACTGATCGTAAGACAGAGCGTCTAGTCAAGGAACTTTTGGAATACCTTGTAAGAAACAGCTAACCCTCACAGAATTGAAGGTAAAATAATTTGAAATTTCTTCCTATGCCCCTTGACTGGGGCTTTTGTTTGCCTTAGAATCACCTCACAGACAACGAAACACACAGGATAGCCACCATGATCACTTCCAGCAGCCTCAAACATCCAAGCATGCAAATCAAGATCAAATCTTGCCGCACATAAGCAATGATGGGTTTAATTGGTAATCTTTACAATGCTAAAGGTAAAGTGATTATGGTATGCGTGCAGCATGGTGCTTTCCACGAGTTCCAAGATCCAACATTCTACTTGGTTGACAGTGAAGGTGGAATTGGTAAAGATGTTACAGAGATGGTATTGAATGCTTGCCCTTATGAAGTGTATGTAAAACCTAAATCATTCTTTCAAAAGGTTATATCTTCTGTTCAATCTGCTATGATACACGTACAAGTTAAAGCTTGTAGTACTATCACCCCAATGTTTGTTTACTTTTAAGGTAAATTATCATGACCTCGATCCTCTACATCCTCCACTACAAGACGAATGTTTCCAATCATCTTCTTGTACTCATCCATGCTAAAAATGAGCTACAGGCTATCGAGAAGGCTTACAAGCTTCTTCCTGAGATTGTTGGTGTGGAAGGTTGTCAGAGGGTGTTGTGAATATACAGCGATTTAGATGAAAATAAAGCTTTACAGACGAGCATCTTTTAGAGATAATGAAGACCACAGAGAGACAAACCCTCAAAGGAGTATAGAAATGAACAAACGTGAACTGATGCAAAAACTGGACGACATGCCTATCGCTAAGTTTGGGTCCAGTCTAGACATAGTTCAACGTGTTCACTGTGAAGCCTTAGACAATGCTGAACACACCGATGGTGTAACAGTGTACGCTGAGAATGGTCGTTATACAGAAGACTTCTATGCAGCTTGGTTGTGCAGTATTGAGACTATCTTAGCTTGCTGTGATTTCGTAACTGATGAAGCTTGTGAGTGGTATCGTGCAAATGGTGTACGTTTCTAAAAGTAATTCTAGCAGGGAACTTCAGGGGACTATGTAGTCCCCTTTATTACGTCTGTAAAATGACTAAAAAGACTATTATAGTCACAACATGTACAGATTGAGTAATCTGTCTTTAAACCTTGAAGTATACAGTCTACAATGTGACTGGAAAGAGTGTTTTAGTCACTATATGAGGATACTATCAGTAGGCGAGACTACCAAAGGTAGTTAAGCCGGTACACATTTCCCTCCTGTAACGATTTCATTCCACCTAATAATCCCTCCCAAATACACAAACCAATCCCTTTGTCAACCTATATAGCTACAATCTACCAGCCAATTACAATTAATCAAAGTATTCTATAACAATCATCTTAGTCTTTACATATGGCCCTATAATGTGTTAGGGAAGGTGTGTGTAGACAGTGTGAAATAGATAGCTTGACAGGATAGGTATAGTATGCTCGATACCTTCTACACAGTTCGCATAACACCCATTATGTTAAATTGGTATCCTGTGGAGTATTATTCTCGTAATGTCAAGTGTTTTATTTAGTAAGCATCTTGGCATCATCTATGCAAGCCTAATATCATGCCAGGGTTAGCTTAAGGGTATTGGATAATATCTGTGATGAACATCTATTGGGAGAGGAAGTTTGATAGGGAATAATTTATCAGCATATTTTGGAATTATGGCATGGGTATTGCTTGTGGTGGGTAGACGCGTTAAACACCTCAGATAGATATCCAAGATTTTACAGAACAGATGCACTCTTCAGCTACCGCGACAAGTATTTTGAAAGTATGAATCTTCCTACAGCCCTTGCAGAATAAGGCTTATAAATATTTTGGACATATAAAAACAGACACTTAGCTTGTATTAGTAAGTGTCTTTCCAGGGGGTTTTGTTATTTACTTTCTAACTCTTTTAATCTTTCATTAGTGTCCCTTAAAGCTAGTATCAAATCTACCACTACCTCATACCCAATAAAATTATTACTAAGTCCTTTATTGGATGTATTTATAAAGTTTTGAACATACTCCAAATCGTCACCTTGTACATGCTCACTAAGGCCATTATGTCTCATTACTACCACACTCCACTGCACTTATATAATATTATCAGAAATCAAGTGCACCCTATACAACTTTGGTGTGCACTGCACTTATGAGTTAATAGGACAACAAAGTGCAGCCCTCTACTGGTGTCTTTCAATTAACTTCTCTACCACCATCTCATGCCTTGAAAGCCTTGTACTAAGCCCCTCTTTGACTAAATGAGCGTTGGATATTTTGACTATCTCATCAAGGATGGCCTTCTTATCCTGCACTTCAGGGAACATAGCAGAGTAGTCAGCAACAGCTTCTTGTAGCCTCTCATACATGCTATCAGCAATCTGGTACATAGCCTGAGAGCTTTCAAATGCCTTTGTAGGGCTAATCCATGAAGGACGAAACAAAGAGTTCCTATTCTTATCTCGGGCTTTACGCTTATATGCACTCATGTAGGCTCCTTTCTTATCAATCAAGTCTGGGCTATATTTCATAACCACTCCAGTCAGTTCGTAGTTAGTGCAGCCTTCTGGCCTTAGAGCAAGGATTAAGATTTCAGAAAGTATAGGATCTTCTATCTTCTTGTATTCAACACCCTTAAGCTGTCGTTTACACCAATCAACACTTACAGCACCATCTAAGGTGCTTGATATCTGTGCATATGTCATCCCTTGCTTTCTAAGACTTTCAGCTTGTTCTTTAATATCTGTCACACTAATTTATCTCCCCTATCGAGTACCCTCTGAACACTCCTATAAATCCTGTAAACCCATTTAGAACAAATCTCCATTTCAGCCTGTTGCATATCTAGCTTCCACATGTACGGGTCTTTTCCATCTTTACAATCTTGAACAGCTTTTATCATTGGTGGGTACTTGTCCAACTCCTCTTTTATAAAATCGCATTGTAGTAATATATCCATAGACAGTGTATAGTTTTCAGCGTCGTCGTCAATAAAGTCTTGTACCATCCTAATCTTTTGCAGCCATGTAAGTTCTTCGAATGTCTTCATTCCTTCAAACCCTTCATTTGACCTTCAAAATTACCAAATAATTCTGTCTGCATAATCCAGTGTGTGGTCCAAGGGCTATATTTTGAATTTGAATCCCAATACTCCCAAGCTTTATCAGCTTCTTTTTCAGACTCATAGCAACCTAAACACACAGTTACTGAATTTTCAGCATCTTCTTGCATTACGCACCAAATAGATTTATTCATCTTTACCCTCCATCCACTTTTTAAAGTCATCCCAATCATCACTACCCTCATCTGGCATTATACAGTCCTTTACCCAATCCCGATATGCCTCGTCCACGGTATTTCCGCAGCCACAGGCAGAGTAGGAATACCACTCTTGGCAATCGGCGTCATCATTTGGAATATAATCTTGAGGGGCATTGCACCAATACTTCCCTTGATCTCCTTTACGAATATGCGGTTTCATTCCAATTCCTCCCCTTAACATGCCCTACATGAAACATTCTCCAAGCATCCTCTGTACGCTGGTTAAAGTAAATCCACGTATCTTCTGGATGACGATACAGATCATAGCCTTGTCTACAAGCATACTCCTCGAACTCTTTGTGTGTAGACTCTTCAAACAAATCCCAACCGTCTTCGTTGCAGCCGTTAGATTTCAATTAAATTATCCTTGTGATGGCACATAAAGAAGGCTCCTTCACAAAACCCAATATACCTTAGATTAACTTTTACATCTTGATAAAATCCGTAATCATTCCAGTCTAAATCGGGACTTGCATACTCAGATCTCATGTAATCTTCAAAAGGAGTTCTAAGTTCATCAAATCCAAGACAAGGTTCATGTTCTCCCCACTCTTCGATACTAGCTAATTTCATTCCGTACACCACTCTACAGTAATAAACAAAAATCCATCCTCAACCATAGACGAGTGTTCATCATCATATTCAATGGCGTCTTCTAGTCTATCAAAACGCGCTAAAACATCCCAACGCTCATCGTCGTAGTCTTTACGATAGCAGTGAGTAACAGTATATTCAATGTTCATCTATTCTCCCTCCAACACAATAATTTCCATTCCCATAATCTCGTACCCACCTTCACCACAAGAAGCTTTAGGCACATATTTCAATTCTTCAATTAACTGATCCAAATCACTTTGGTACATCATAATCTTTGTAGGTGTATAGCCAAATTGAGATAGGCGCCTTTCATAATAGTCTTGACAGCGTTTTAATACGCTCATCCTAACATCTCCCACTCCATCCACTCTCCATTTTTAATATCCACCATCCTATACCAAACACTACCATCCTCAAGAACATCTGTTTGATAATGTACTTGTATTGTGATTTGAGATATTGTGCAAGGTCTTTTGAATTGTAGAATCATTCTAACAAAAGCTCCCAATAATTATCTTCAATTAATTTATTAAATTCATAACCAAGACTTTCTTGTTCATCCATAAACTGCTTTACCCAAATCCTTGCCTCCTCCATTTGCTCTGGATGGTCTTTGTGTAATTGTTCAATTACACCATCAAAATCTGAACAATTATCTTTCTTATACTGCTCCCACTTATCTTCCATAATTAAATTCTCTTATAAGAATCGAGAGTCTGAACCAATTTCTTAGCTAGCTTTTGTAGCTTTTTACTATTAGGATTAATCTCTAGTTGTTCTTTAATAAGCACTAAAGATATTTTCAACCCTTCAATAATACCTTCATTAAAAGGATCATTAGTAATATCTTCGCTAGGGTGGAAAATTACTCGGCAGTCTTTACCGTTATCACCAATTCCACCACTTAAGAATTTACTAGGATCACCATTAGTCACTTTATTCATTTTCATTCCTCCCAATCATTGTCATAGTAAGTATCATCAATATATTTCTTTAAGTCAACCAAATTCATCTCAAGCTCCTCAATATACTCAAGCAATGGTCCTAAATTTCCCACAGGAACCATAGTATCACCTCGTATGATAGCATTTGCAAGGTCTTGCGTAATCTGTTTTACTTTATCGTTCATTTACTATTCCCCCAATAATTCTCGCATTTCTCTTGGTAACAACCTTTAAATACACCAAATAGCTTGCCGAATAGTCCTTTAGGCTTCATCCCGCTGCCACACAGAGGGCAAGGGTTTCCGTTACAGCCTAAGCGCATCAGGGGTGGTTTAGGTGGCTCTGGCTTATTCATAGATCCTAATCCCTCCAAAATTTTCATAGATTTGTATAATCCTATCAAGATTATAACAATATGTAGTTTCCGTGTGCCCATCGGGTAAATCTGCTCTACTCATAATACCCTGTCCAAATTCTTGTTTACAAAAGTTTTCAGCAGCCCGACATGAATGTATACCATCAAAACTCCAACACCCTATTAAATCTACTTCAAGAGGCGTTCTTTTCTGAATATCCTTCTTTCTAAACTTAATATTCTTGGTTATTCCGTACTTCAAACTAATATAATTATCGTTATTATCTGAGATAGCTAGTATATATGCTTGGTTAGGTTGTTGTCTATTACAACTGCAAGATGAGACACCGGAGTTTATAACTACAGAACAAGCTTCTGTCTTTTCTCCACAACCAGAGCAATATATAAACCAGAATCCACCACTACCATCTGTATTTTTTCGTTCACTTCTCTCAAATACCGTACCTTCGGGATACGAGCCTTTATTCTCAAATGATTCTATCATCACTTCATCAGGTTTGCTTGCCCTTTTACCTAAATTCTCCCTTCGACATTCATAACAACCACCTGCGGCTCTTCTTCTCATAAAGTCTGACCACGTCGGTGTTTCTTGTAAATTGTGTTTTAGACATTCAATTACTACCACCCTATTTTTAGAGTTTTTGCCATAACTCTTCCAGCCATGAAAGATATAACCTAAATTTTTAGCTACACGTTCCGCCAGAGTTGTCCTTTGTTTTTTGCTCCAATGAGGAGTTGGGGCACAACCACAAGGCAGAGAATTCCTCTTAAGCCTTGCTAAGGGTACATCATAAATTGCATCACCGTGTAATTCTTTATCCTTTTCACACTCATGGCAAACAATTTTGTATATACTCCCCATTGCAGTAACAGTAATAAACTCCAGAATTTCTATTTGGTTATTATTGCCGTAAAAAGTACCTACTAAAGCATTTTTATCAAGTCTTCCTCTTCCCATTAACATCAGTTTACCACTTGAATGGATTCCCCTGAATTAATCAAAGATTCAAGGTTGGTTAATTTTACTTTTCCATTTTTATCTGGAAAATACGCATAATACACTCCCTCTTTAGTTATTACAGTGGAAATAATTCCGGGTTTTGAATCGAAGCTTACGCTTCTAATATTCGTAAGCGTCTGCCCTGTCACTGAATCGTAGAAGCTTTGTTTACCTGAAATAATCCGGGTCTTCAACATTGGTATTTCTCCTTCCAGTAGTTTCGTACTTTATCAGTTTTCTTTTTCTCTGTTACCGATTGAATTGCTTGTAGTCTTGAAATTCTTTTAAGGTAAAGATTCCGGCAACTATTGACTATAGCTACTTGTTCTTTCCATGTCATCCACTCCAAGGTTTGATATTTAATAGAAATATCCAAGGTGTCGTAGATACTACTCGTTATCTCAAAGCGGAGTCCACTCTTCTTATCAACAATTTCATAAATAAGATCTAAATTACTGTCTAGTTTGGTTTGACGTATTTTCCAATCTTTACTTCTTTGGTGCATTGATTTAAGAATTGCAATTACAGGTTCTGAAATTCCCCGCTCAGCATAGTACCTTTCTTCAGGCGGGCATGTGTATTTTGGTGCTGGGTTTAGAAACTCTTTTATCCGCTTAAACATTTTCTCATTCTCCTTAATTAATCTGCAAAATAGTCAACTTACCACCTTTGAAACATGCACCAGTGTCCGTATAAAACACATTTCCCAGACACCTTACCTCATTATCAGGCGTGTGTCCAACGAAAAGTTTGTGCAAGCCTTTGATTTCTGTCTCATCTCCACTGCTAATCTTGGTTCGTGCCCACAACGCAACAGCTTTGGTGTGCTCTGATGGATCTGAGAGCATCTTTCGTGCAATATACCAATTATTGTGTGGACTTTCTGCATGGATGATCCCTACAAGACCATATTTGGTATCAACTTCAATGGCTAGTGGTAATTCTTCCATCTCAATAGCAATACACTGTTTTTCAACTGTAGGCAGTCCACATAGCCACACACCACCGTTGATGTAGTGCAAGCCTGACTCGTTGCTATCTGGTCCATTCTTTACAGCTTCAATTGTCAGCACCTCATGATTACCTTTTACAGCATGAAACCATGGTTTACGAAGCCAGTCTGAAAAGTCAATTGATTCAGGACCACGATCAACCAAGTCTCCTACAGAGAACAGCCGGTCTTTATTTTCGTCAAACCCGATTGCATCCAGTTCTTTCTGAAGTTTATTAAAACATCCGTGTATGTCACCACATACGAAGTCACGACCTTCTAAATTTATATCAAAATGCTTAAGCATTAAACATACTCCTCATAATACCTTCTTAAATACCCCTTAAACGCTCTGTAAGCCACTTATTAGGCGTTTTCTATATCTGACCTAGGCTACCCCACGTCTTATACACTATCGTGCGTTAAACAGCCTTATTTCCATTCTCAAGCAGACCCTCTACATCCCTAATCACTTTCTTGATATCCTGATTCTCT